TTACGGCTGCTTGTCAACCTTTACGGAGCACCCAAGCCCCCGGAGCTTCGCGGAAACCTCGTCCGCCTTGCTCCGCCCGACGGAGATCTCGGCGGTGATCCTGACCTGCTTCTCCGGCGCGACTATTGCACGGAACCAGTCCATGTTCTTCCCGAACCTGGCGAGCCAGTGCTCCGGGTCGCCGTGGTTGGAAGCGTAACCTCGGGCGCAAGCTTCCTTGTGGCTGATGATGTTTCCCGGCTTGATTGTCGGGTAGTTCTTCATGAGCCGCTGGCAGAGGTCAGCGGCAAGCCCGAAGGCCTCCTCGAAGTAGGCGCGGTCGTTCAGCGCGTCCTCGGCTATTTCTATCTGGATATAAGCCGGGGCGTAGTTGTAGCTGCCTTTCGAGCCAGAGCCGCAGCCCCAGCAGCAGACGTTCCAGGGAAGCAGCTTAGCCGCTTTCACTTCGCCGTTCTTGTCCTTGCCTATGACCGCGTGCGGGCACACATCGGAATCCGCACGGTCGAAGTAATTCCTGTAGGGATTCTCCCCGCAGATCTCCGGCGCGTTGACATAGCGCTTGAGGTTCGGATTGTCCGCCCCGGTGCTGTGGATTATGATACCTGCCGGGCTGCCTGTCGGCATGGGGCGGGCGGCTTTGAACGCTCCATTGTTCCGGGCGTATGCTTCAAAGGTTATCGCCATCGTCGCCACCTCCGTTTTCTCTGCCGCTGTCGGCGAGACCTTCTCCTATCACATAGCCTACGACCGCCGCGCCGCTGAGTATGCAGCCGGAAACGGTTTCCGCTGTCTCGGACGACCCGCCGAACGCTACGATAAGTCCAGCGATGAAGCCTGCGAGTGCTACCCAGAGCTTACGGCTTGTGAGCTTTCTCTTCCAGTCAATTTTCATGGTTGTTGCCCTCCAGTCTGTCTATTCTGTGATGTGCCTGCTTTGCGCTGGATTCCACCGCCGTAAGCCGCGTTACAAGGTCAAGATACTGCTGTTCCTGCTTGTCCAGCTTGCGCTTGATGTCGTCCATGCTTGCTTTTATGTACCCGATATCGCTGCGGTATGAGCCGTCCTCGCGATTATCGTCCCGCTTGTTCCGTGCGAACGCCGCCGCGCCAAAAATGATACCGGATATCGCGGCGATTACGCTGATAATTGTGATGATGTTCTCTACAGTCATGTTTCCTCCATTTCCGCAAGCTCCGCGCGGAGCTGCGCTGCTTCTTCCTCAAGCGCCTTGAGCCGGGATTTATCCTCATCTGTTCCGACGCCCGCAACTATTGCAGCAAGTGGGCGTATTCTTTCCCGGTCTATCTCAACGAATCTCCGGGATATCTCGGCGGTGCGCAGCCGATTTTCCCTGGCGGCGCGCTGCTCGTCTGTTTCGCGCGGCTCGATGATGTCGTTACAGTTCTGCGACATATGCGTATCCTCCTGTTACCTGTTTGATGTCCGTTATGGTTCTCATGCTGGGGCGAATGTCCAGCGGGTCGATGTCGTTTGTGGTTCTGACCTGGTAGAATCTCTGGCACTTTGCAAGCTCCGCAGCGTAGTCGGGCGGAACGAACGGCGTCGCCAGTGAACCGCCCTCCAGCTTCGCCCATGCGAGCTTCAGGGAGTTCCCGGCTTCGTTGCCCTTGTTGAACCCGATGGATACCGCTGATATGTACTCGCTGTCAGGTAGATCTACCGTCACACTGTTTATGCCAGCCTGAAGCCTGGGAGTATAGTAGCTGTCAACGTAGTCCCCAGCTGCGGTCACAGTGCGGATACGCGCGGCCCATACTCCGGTGACGTCCGCTGCCTTGAGAGATAGCGTGTATTTTCCCGGTGGAAGCGGGAACTCAAAATCCTGCCAAAAAGCGTGGGTTGTTGACGACGCTGTTACCGTAGAGGCGAGCTTTACACCGCCGGAAATCGGCGCTGCGCTGCACTTCCCGGGGGAATACCATCTGTCGACCGTGTAGCCGGAGGTGTATTCAGCCTGCCCGCGCTGATTTATACGGAAATCCGGATTTATCAGCAGGTTCGGATTGCTGTAATTCACCGCGTTCCACGCTGCCTTTTCAGTGGCGGTAACGTGGATATCCGCGTTCCCTGCATGAGCCTCAATGGCGGCTCTGGCTACGCTGTCAGCACCCGAGCCGCCGAAATATGCTGACGTCTTAAAAGGGCATGCGGTGTAATCGCTCCCTACAAGCTGAACCGAGCCAGTCCCGAGCAGGTACACTGTCCTGCAAGCCCCGTCAATTCTTACCGCCTGTCCCGCCGGAATGCTGACTACTCCGTCAGCGCCCGCCGTAACGCCCGGAACAGCCGAAGCGTACACCGTAGTAGCTCCGTCGTTCCTGAGCCAGGCGTTCATCCCGCCGCTGTAATTCGCCCTGATTTCTTCGCCGGTGAGGGAAATTGTTTTGCTTGTCATGTGTTGCCTCCTATTTTGTATTTTTTCATTAAGTACGCCGAGTTATTACGCACCGTTGCTTCATCGTGGTATTGCGAGCCAAAAGCACACATTACAAAGTCACAAATTGTTGGTGCGTCCAATCTTGTTGACCCGAGATACTCGTTGTTGAGGTACATCATATTCGCGTACTGCCCGGTCATGCAGTTACCGACATGCCCAACAAGAGCGCCATCAATGTAAAAATAAGTAACACCGTCCACACGTGTAAAGCAGTACACATGGTACTCGATACAACTTACGTTTGTTTGCTGAATATCATACGCTGCAGACGAAAAGTACAAATTGCCATCAAACTGCAATAAACCGAAACCATAATGCTCAGAATTAGACAGCTGTGAAAGCCTCTTCGTGATAATGCAGTTGACAACCTTACTAACCTCAGACTTTACTATGGCATACACTGTACTTGGCTCAGCGCAAGCGAACGTACCGTACTGACTAGCTGTAAAGTGCACTGCTTCACCGTTCTCCGAAGCGCCTGAAAGAATGATATCGTTGTACCCAGTAACTGAATTCTTCCAGCGCAGGTTCGCAATATCCCGCGTATCTGGCGTGAACATTCCGAATATTCCGTCCATGATAAATGCCGTCTTGCTTATTCCTCTGCACATCGCTACAGCCCAGAACACCGCGTTATGCGCAGCCACATCGGTTATACCAGCCGAGATTTCCGGCTCGAACTCGTTCCCCGCGCTGTCGCTGATTTTCGATATCAGCCCGGTGTCAGCGTCCTTTTCTATCGTGTACGTCGTGCCGTTGAACTTCACGGAGGTGTCGGTCAGGTACTGGTATTCGGTCATGGCGGAAGATGTTCCCCCCGCCTGACTGAGCTGCTTCCTCAGCTCGTCTATCTGCTTCTGGAGTTGGGATTTTGGCTGTGTGCGGACGGGCGGGGCTGTGATATCGGACGAGCTATCGTCAAGCGCGAGGGTCTGCACCTCGGTTTCCCCGACCGCTGACAGGGACGAGGGCATGCTGCATTTTATTGTGTGCTGCCCCCGGTACCTCCAGATCTGAGAGGTGATCATGCCCGTTGCATATCCCCGGTCGGTGTCTATAGCGCCGCCCCGCAGCCGGACATAATCCCCGATCTCAAGAGCAGGGTCGCCGGTGAAGCTCGAATCAAAAACGCGGTTCAGGCATTTGTACATCTGCAAAAGCTCATTGTTGAGCACCCCCGCGACAACGTCGTCGGAAAGCTCCGCAAGCAGCGGATTTTCGTTCAGCTCCATGACCGCAAGCTTCTCGCTGCCGCCCGCTAATATCTCTCTTGTGGAGTACACCGCAGCGCCGTTTCGCCTGGTGAACAGCTTCGCAATGCAGGTCGTATCGTCCGAGAAATCCGTATTGAAGCGGATATTCCCGGCTATTTCACGCACCGGGACTATTACTCCGCCGTCGTTCCTCTCACATGTGAGCGGCACGAATTCCAGCTCGTTGCTGCGGCTGATCCTCGCAAACGAAGCGGTCATCATGCCGACATACATCAGCAGGTCGCGTTCTGTCTGGATACGCGCCGTGTTTATCTTCGCGGTCTGCGCCGCGTTCGGGAGCGCTTCGAACTCCGCCTGCGTCATTCCGAGAGAGACCCCCGCCGCGGAACACGCGCCGCACACAAGCTCATACAGCGTGCCGGAGCGCTCGGTCGCCTCCACATCGAACAGTGCCATTCCATCGAACGCGGAAAGCGTTACCGTGTCGTTCCGGCGCTTTATCGAGGAGCCGTCCACATAGAAGCGTCCGAGCGGCACCGTCTCGGACTTCGCAGCCTGCATATCGTTGTCGTGGTACAGAATGAACGCGAGCCGTATCGCCGCGCCGTCAAGGTCGCTGGTTTTCCCTGCGAAGCCTTTCAGGGAGCAGGAAAGCTCCCCGGAGTACACCCCGCCGGGGCGGAAGTCCCCGCGGCCGTTCATTTTCTGCGTTATAGAAAGGGAACCGGCGGCAATATTGTCGTCGGTCAGGTGAATTATAGTGCCGTCCCGGAGCCTTGCCGCGCCGCTTATCCCGGTGTACCGGACCGGCGCTTTTATAAGCTCCCTATAGGTATCTGAAACATTGTACATATCAATACTCCGTGAATGACGTGGTGAAGCTCCACCAGCTCTTTTCCGGGTCGGAAGGCTCCCAGCGGAGCACCTCCGGTTCTCGGCTCGGGTCGGCGTAGCACTCCATCGTGCTGAACTGAACGTCGGCGGGCTGGTTGATGTCGAAGAACCTGACCTGTATCTTCGGGGGCTTGATAGCCTCGCGTATCTTCCGCAGGTCAGGGGTCTGCACTATCCAGGTGAACGACATCTTCCGGACGTCCGACCTGATGATGTCGCGGGTAGCGTACATTGATTCCGACCGCCCGGAATTTTTGCTGTCGTAGTCCTTATAGAGAGGTTTGAAGCTGCTCGGCGTGGGCATTTCTACGCCGTCTATCTTTATGATCGAGGCGGTTTTCTCGGACATTGTGCCTCCTTTCCGGATCAAACGGATCATATTGCAGTTTATCCCAAACGTCAATAGCCGTTTGACCGAGTCTGCTCATTGTTCTGATACTGCGTTGTGTTTTCCGCTATAATTTGCCCGTCCAGGTCAATATAGTTGTGGAACTCTATTATCTGCGGTGCCGCCGAACTGTCGGGGAGCTGAACAGGGCCCGTCATTGCTCCGCCGCTGTATACTGCGCCCGGAATGCTGCTCTGCTGCGTGGAATAATCAGCGTAATCGTAGCCGCGCATTCTGCCAGAAAAACTACCGGCGCTGTAAGTTTCAGGCGAATATTCAGCGTTATCAACTCCGCGCATTCTTCCGGAGCCCCAGCCTTCCTTGTGTTGAGTGCTGTAATCCGTTGGTTCAGGATTAAGCTGCTCATAAATCCACGAACCAATACCCATCCAAAACTCTTTCCAGGCTTCGCCAAATTCGCCCATCCACCCGGTGAGAAATCCATTAATATCCTCAAGCCAGTTCTGAATATCCGTCAGCGCCATATAACGGTCGTACTCGCTGTTGTTTTCGCCGAATGCCCGATACATCGTGCTTCCGACGTTAGTCCAGAAATCCGACCAGTCATCACCGAAAAGCTCTCTGACCTTCTTGTCGAGCACCCGCAGGCTGTCCAGCTGCGTATCGCTGTTGAAGTTAAAACCGTCAAGGAATGTTGCAAACCCCGTTCTGATATCTTTAAAGGTATCTCCGAAGTTCTTCGAAAGTCCATCAAGGCTAAAGCTATTTGTTTTTTCGCTAAGCTCATCAAGATTGCCTGTAACATCTGCCAGGTCGTCGGTCAGCCCCGCGATGGAATCCTGCGCTGATTCTGCGCCGTCAACTATCGCGCTGAAATCCACGCCGCCGGTGCTGCTGCCGGAATCGAATACGTTCAGCGTATCGATGTCCGCGAGCTTTTTCTTGGCGGTATCCGCACTCTTGCCCAGACCAGCCATGCTGTCGGACAGGCTGTCAGTGCTTTCGGCTGCCTTGTCGGCTCCGGCGGCGGTGTCCTCCATCGCGGCGCCTTCGGATTCGTTCATCTCCCGGGCGGTCGCTCCAACCGAAGCCACGATAGACAACAGTCCCGCCAAAATAACGAGCCACCCCGCCGCAGCCTTCATTATATTCGCGCGCTTTGCTTCCTTCGGAATGAGGATATTGAGCAGGCTGTTCCATTTCTCATTTGCGGCAGTCCACAGAGCATGCGCCTTAGTCGCCGCCGGGATCGCTACAGCGGCGCCCACAGCTATCCCGAGCATTGTTTTCGCGCTCGGTGACATGCCGAGCAGGTACTGACCCGCGCTGTTCAGCCCCTCGCCGAGCGATACGACGAGCGGCGTTATCAGCTCCAGACCGTCCCGCGCCATCGTCAGAAGCGAAGTCGCGGTCGGCAGGAGCTGCGTTCCGAGGTCGGCGGTCATGTTCTCAAGCTGCGCCTTTGCGGTCGTCAGCGAGCCGGAGAACGTGTCGTTTTCCCGGGCGTAGTTCCCGGCGGCGTACTCCGTCTTGTCAAGGAACATCTGCATTGCCGCGCTGACCTTCTGCTGCGTGGTTTCGAGCTTGCCGAGCCCCTTTTCCTGCGCGTACGCCTGTAGGGTCGTGTCGTTCATGGCAACGCCGAGATTGTCCATCATCGTAAAATTGCCCTTCGCCGCGCCGGTGACTGCCTCCATTGCGTCCTTGACGTCAACGCCCATGATGGAAGCCACGTCGGAAGCCCTCTGCATGACCTGCTGCGACATCGCTGAAGCGTATCCGGTATCGAAGCCGGAGCCTTTCAGCAGAGCGCCCATCTTGTTCGCCTTCGCAAGGTAGTCGGATTCCGACAGCCCCATGTCCTTGTATGCGGTCGCGGCGGCTTTCCGCATAGATTCCGCATGCTCCGAGAACACGACCTCCACGCCCCCGAGCTGCTGCTCAAGCTCGCCGCCGGACATTATGCTGTCGCCGATTATCTTTCCGATACCTAGCGCCGCAAGCTTGTGCCCGAGATTCGTGAAGAAATTCCCGATATCATCGGTGGAACGTCTAGACTGCTCCTCCAGGTCGTCCAGCCTTCCGATTACATCGCCGATAGCTTCGTTGAACTTCCGGTCGTTCGCGGAAATGACTATGTTCAGCTCCTCAACGGTCATGACCCGCCTCCTCTCTGTAATGCTGATTGTGGACGGCCGCTATCCTCGCCATCGCCGCCTGCGAGCGCTTCCATGCCGGAGTATCGTCCTGCATGAGCGCCCCGAAATGCCGCTCCGGGGTCTGCGGGAAGCTCCGGGGAGCGTTTACGGCAAGCCCGGTCAGGTACGCCGTGTGCCAGGCGAACGCCGCGCGGCTCCGGGCTTCTTCGGTGCGGCGCTTCACGGCGGAGCTGTTCAGGTCGCAGAGCTCCGCCGGGGTGAGGTCGTAGAACTGCTCCGTGTACGCGCCGCAGTCTACCGCCGTTTTTCTTAGCTGGGCTATCAGTTCCCCCGCGCTGCACGGTCGAGGAGCTGCCCCTGGATTTTTTTTGCGGCTTCTACTGCCGACTTCGCAATGAATCCGCCGTTCTTCAGCGCGGTCATGACGACCTCGGACGCGTCCTCTATGGTGCCGCCGTTGTCGACGAACTCGTCGTACGCGTCGCATGCCTCGCTATGCGAGATATCTGCGCCGCATGCGATGAACCGCGTCAGCACTCCGACCCTCTGGCAGCGGGAAAGTCCCAGCAGCAGGTCGCAGTCAAGCTCGGATTCGAGCTTCTCAGCCCGGCGCGCAGTGAAGCGCAGCTCAAGGCTCTTTTCATCAGATATTTTCAGATATGCTCCCGTCATGTGTTACCTCCGTTCCACTCAAGCTTGCTTTCAAGCGTAACGCTGAGAGTGTACTTCATAGCCTCGCCGACATTGCCGCCGTTAATGTAAACGGTGGGCTTGCCCTCCCAGGCGTAGGAAGTTCCGTCGGGATAGTTGAGCTTCCACTTTATCTTCGCACCAGCTTCCTCAAGCTCCTTGAGCTTTGCGAAATTCTTCTTTATCACCGTTCCGGCGTCAGGGTCTTTCTCCTTGTTGTAGAAAAACCCAAACTTCATATCGCTGACGTCGGGAATACCTCCGATATAGCGCTCGTTAGCGTCGCGCATGTTTGTCACCTTGACCTTGGGCGGGTCGGCGCCCATATCGGGGTAGCTCTCCAGACCGTACAGCTCAAGCCATGTTGCGCCGTCGTCGGAAGAAAAATCAAGGTGCGTGTCCTTTGTTAAAAGCTCCATTATTTACCTCCTGTAAACTAGTCCTGTGTGTTCGTCTATCGCCGCGCTGAATGTCAGCGTACGGCGGTGCAGTCCGTCCTCCCGGATATCCGCGCCGGAGTTCCGGACGAATCCCCGGGATATCAGCCGCGCGGAGATTTTCAGCGCCGTTTCAGTGCAGCGCTGCAATTTCGTGTCGTATACGTCCACCTGGAACGACACCGCCGCAAGCCGTTCCTCGCCGGAAATTATCGTGCCGGAACCCATGTCCAGCGGCGTGAGTATCGCCAGCGGGAATTCCGGAACTATCTCCGGGTATTGCGGCTCCAGCCGGACGATATCTTCCACCAGCGGCGGAATAATGATGTTGATATCAAGCATTGTCTATTGCCTTTCTCAGTTCCTCCGCAACAATGGCGTATATCTTCTTTTCCTCGTTCTTCCCGACCGCCGCCCGGAGGAACGACTGCGCCCTGTGCCCGTGCGAGGTGTGCCAGTTGCCCTGTTCGTCCTGCCAGCGCCAGAGCAGCTTTGCGGTGTGCGGCACTCCCGGGTCGCCTTGCGTGCCGGTGCCGTACTCCACGAATATCGCGTATTCCTTGTTGGTGCCGACCGTGACTACGCCCGGCGCGAGCCGCTGAACCCGGATACTGTTCCGGAGTTCGCCGGTGTCCACCGGGCAGAGCAGGACTGCATTTCCGCGTATCTTCTCGCCGCCCCTGAGCAGGGCGCGGTCGAGGACCTTCCCGCTGTCCGCGCGGACGGACTGCATTTTCTTGATAAGCTCCTGTATCGTCATACCAGCTCGCACACCGCCTTCCTGACGTTGCCGTAGGTAGTCACCCCTCTGACCTCGTAAGTGCCGCCGGGGAGCTTCACACGGTCGCGCTCGCGGATATCCGTTCCGGTATCGCAGAAAAGCTCCACCGAGCGGCTGAACTTCACGCCGTACTGTTCGGCGGTGGCGTTATCGGAGAGCGGCTGGACTTCCGCACGGATATCGCCGATATGCTGCCATGTGGTTTCAGTGCCGATATAGGCGCTCCTTGCAGTCACCGCGCGGGAAAGCGGGAGCGTTTTAAGCCTGTTCTGTATCAGCCGTATAAAGCACCCCCGCCTTTCTGGGATAGTTTTTCAGCCGCGCAAGAAGCTCCGGCGGAAGTCCGTCGAAGCTCTGGGAAATGCCGCCCTCGCTGCGGGAGGATTCGCCCTCAGCGCCGCGCTTATTGTACGCTATCACTGCAAGCTGAACCTGCACGGATACCAGCCGCGCGGGGACTTCATCCCGCCCGATGTAGTCGCGGACGGAATCCGCCGCGTCCGACAGCAGGGCGGTTATTAACCCGTCCTGCGAATCGTCCGTTATCCCGGCAAGGAGCTTGAAGCGCTCAAGCGGGGTCATGCGCCGACTACCGCGTCGAATACGGCGGAGACCGCTACGACCTTATCGTCCACAACGGAAACTACAGCGACCTTGTTTCCGGCAGTCGCGGAGATGATACCGTCCGCGGGCACCTCGGTGAATCCAGTCGCCGCCGCGCCGAACTTCGGAATGGTGACGGAGCTGTCTGCCTTGTACATCAGCTTTCCGGCGGCGTTGCGCGCGATCCTGAGCCTGCCTCTGCCGGAACCGGCGGCGGTCATGGACGCTCTTATCTCGCCCATAGCGCCGAAGTGAACGCCGACGGAGCACTTCTTGTTCTCGGTGACGAATGCGTCGTAGTACACCAGACCCTCGACAAGGTGACCCGCGATACCGGGAGGATTGTCGTGGATCTTGTATTCTGCGAGCTTCTCCGGGGAGCATACGGATTCGTTGTAAGCAATGATGAACGACGCTCCGGCGGGCATTCTGCTCTTGGGAACAGCTACTATCTTAACACCGTCAATGTCGCCGACCTGCCCGGTGATGAGCATGTTCTGCGCAAGCTCGGAAGCCTTGGTGTAGCCGTCGCACTGCTTTATCGCATTGAGGAACGCGTTGGAAACGTACGCCACTCTGCCGACCGCAGGCACCTCGTCGTCGCTGATGGCGCTGTTTATCGCGAGAAAATCACTGTAAGCGGTGGAATTGCTGGTGGTGCTGACCGCTACGTGGTCAGCCTTGTTCGCGGCGGTCTTGAAGCGGTAAGCGTCCACCTCCGGAATAACTACCTGGTCGAGCTGTCTGCGGAGCGCCTTTGCCGCGTCGCGGATACCCGCCGGGGAATCCACCGCGTTGGTGGCGTCGATGGTGAACGTGAAGGAGCGCTTCTGGGTGAGGGTCAGCTCCTCGGTGGTGTCCTCCAGCTCCTCGGGGTTGCCGTAGCGGTTGGAGCCTGTCGCCTTGTAGTCGTTCATTTCAGCGGTTCCCATGCTGTAGACCTTGACGGTCTGCGCTCCGGTGAATTCGTACTTGCCGCCAGCCATCGAAGTGGTTAGCGCTCCGAGCCTGAATACTTCGTCGACCTTATCTGAATACTTTGTTGCGAGATTTACTGCCATTAAAATTACCTCCTGTTAAACTCCAAGTCCGTCAAGGAATGGGTCCTTTGCGCCGGGGTCGCCCTTTTTCGGGGGAGCTCCGGCTAACTTCTTTGCTACCTCCGCGCTGACTGCGTCCGTGAAAGCCTTTGCGACTGCCGCCGCGCTTGCTTCGATGCCGTCGGGGTCGGAGATGTCCACAGCCCCTACCAGAGCGGCGGGGACGTTCTTCTCCGCGAGGTACTCCTTTGCAAGGGCGGTGCGCTCCCGCTTCGTCAGAGCGGCTTCGCGGTCTGCGAGAGCCTTTTCCTGCTTCTCGCGCTCATGCTTCGACTTTTCGTCTGCTGTCATAGCGGCTACGCGCTCAGCCTCCGCCTTTTCGTCCGCAGCTTTCTTCTCCCAGCGCTTCTGGCGCTCCGCGATGATCTTGTTGAGCTCTGCCTGGGTGAACGTCTTTTCAGCGGGCTTTTCCAGTTTGTTTTCCGCCTCCGGCTCGGGTGTAGATGTGGTAGGATCACCTCCGGCGGTCTGAGCGCCGCCCTGCTCCTGTGTGGTCTGGGTTGTCTTTTCGTCTGCCATAGTTACCTCCGTTTAACGTCCGTATGACTGTATTCCGCGCGCAGTTTTATGTCATGAGCGTGTTTCGGACAATAAAAAAGCGCCGTGCATTGCTGCATAGCGCTTGATTATTATGTTACTGTTTTAAAACAAGCACCTGTCGATAATCTCTTTACCTCTGAGCTTATCTATCCATTCACCGGGTATACCATCCATGCCGTATGCGATTCCGGCAAGCCCTCCGGTAACAGCTCCGACAGTATCGGTATCGTCCCCAAGGTTCACAGCTTTTAGTACCGCGTCCTTGTAATTATCGGTCGTTGCAAGGCTCCACAACGCCGCTCTGAAAGTATCGACAACATATCCGCTTGACTTTATTTCGGATTCGGTGAGTTCAGCCGGTGCGGCTGTTTCCTCGCCAAGGTCAGTAAGTACGTCTTTGAGCGGCATACCGTTCAGCAAAGCCCTCGCCAGTTCCACATACTTGATACAAATGCTCTTTGACAAGGTATGTGCATGAGTTATCGCAGACACTTCACCGATAAGCTCGTCCTCTGCGTTTGTGAACGCAAGCGGCAGTATTCTCATAAGCGAGCCGTTGCCGTTTGAATACTCGCTGTCTTCGCCTTTGCCGCAGCGCAGCGCCCTGGCGGTTGTATTCCCCACGTCAAATACCACGTTATCAGCTGTGTATTCTGCGTTATAGAGCCACTGACGGAATCTGTTCCGGATATCGTCGCAATCGACCCTGCCAAGCACCCTTATTGAATCGCAGGTTGCGAGCGTCATGCTTGTGTCGTCAGACCATGTACCGGCAGGCTGATTATGTGAACCGTATCCGGTCATTCCGGTTACACGAAAAGAGCCGCGCTTCATAAATTCCACCGGAACACCAAGCGCGTCGCCGACAGCCAGTCCGTAGACGGCTGATTTCAGTTTGTCGTTCATGATAGCCCCTCTATTCTTTGGAGTAATTCGGGCAATTATCACCCTGCCATAACACCTCATTCGGCTTGGCGTTAGGGTACTCATATATTTCGCAATTTCCGTATGCAGACCGGTCAAAACTTTCGCCGTTAATAGTGATAGGCCGAAGCCTGAAAATGCAGTCCCTGCACTGGATATTGCCGGAAGGAACCGTGGTACTCCACGGCTCTTTTTCCCATCTAGGGTTTCTGCTTTCAGCCATTCATACCACTCCCTTTCTTACGGCTGATTAACGACCTCAATATCAAAGAAAATATTGCTCCCTTGCTTATCGACCTTCGTAACGCGGAATTCAGTTCCTCGCTGAATTATCGTTTCAAATTCACCGCTGAAACTTGTTTGTCCGCTTAGTCCGTCCCAGTTCTGGCCGTGCCCTTGTCCAAAAGCTGAAAACGGCTCTGCATAAAGCATTTTAGTGCCTTTCGGAGCATAAACATTGAAAATATACCCCGAAAAGCCTGCGCCCTTTGCGCTGCCGCATGACACAAACGCTTCGTCCTTGACTACCTTGCCGACCAGCAGGTTATTCAAGTCGCTTTGAGAAGCACCTGTCAGCACCGTTTCCGGAATTTTCAGGAACGAAGCAGCGCCGGATGAAGTCTCTATTCCACGATTGAGCCAGATATCGAAGTTATACTGAGAACGGTCAATCAGGTCAGTGAGATGCTTTATCGCACTTCCGCTGCCCTCGTTATCAAGACTGACATTTCCAACACCCTTGTAATTATACCAGTTTCCATCGTATCCGCGAAGGGGACGATTAAAGCTTCCGGAACCTGATGTATACTTCCATGCCGCCTGACGTTCGTCGGAGCTTGCTGCCTGCCACACTGTGCCACTTTTCGGACGAAGCGCAGCGTCTGCTGAAGCCTTTTCGTTGCCCTTAAACCAATACGCCGCATTCTTCCTCGATTGAGAATATGCGTCCGGTGCAAACGAAGCCGAACTGCCGCTCTTTGAAGCGAGTTTCGTGAGCTGTGACTGCGCCTGATTCTTTGTTGCCTGCAAAGCGGCATATTTCTTGCCTTGGGTCTCAAAATCATCCAGATCGTTCAGCAGCGCCTGCCATTTTGCCTTGTCGGCGGGATTTGAAGCAAGCTGCTGATTGAAATAATCCTTCTTGGCTTGAATAGCGCTCTGCTTTGTGCTGTAGTCTGCGGCTGTAACAGGATTCTTCCATATATTATTATACTGCTTTTGTGCGATTTTGTCAATATCTTGCTGGGCCCCGTTGATTATATCAAGCAGCTTCTGTTTCTTTTCAGCCTTGGTAACTGTCTTGGTTTTTGGCAGAGCTACTTCATCGCTCTCGCCGCACACCTTGCAATTCCGTACTTTCAGCCCTTCTGAAACGGAAGTAGGCTTGGTGACTATCTTGTAATTGCCGAATTTATGCCCTGTTGCAGGAATATCATCGGTGTATGTATCGCCGCAGCGTGTGCAGTGGTATTCTGTGAAGCCCTTGTCAACGCAGGTCGGCTGAACTGTTTTGACCGCCTCATAAGCATGACCGAGCGGCTGAGTTTCGGCATCCTGATAACTGTCGCCGCATACGCTGCACTTGTGAAGCGTGTACCCCTTTTCGGTGCAGGTCGGCTGTACAATGGTATCGACATATCTGTGCCCGGTGGCAGGAACAGTTTCAACTTCGGTCTTGCCGCAAACAGCGCATACTTTTTCACGTTTCCCATCTTCTGTACAGGTCGGGGGCGTTTCGCTCTTATCAATGAAGTAATGCCCGTTCGCACAAGGATCTTTGCGTTTTCCGATCTCCGGAGCAGGTCCTTTCATGTTTTCAGAGGTGGATTTATTGTCCACAAACTCCCTCCGCCAGTCCTCATAGGACATATCCGCAGGCACCTTAACGGCATTCCCGTCCTTGTCCTTAGCCCGGCGCTCCAGACCTGCAAGCTCCTCGTCGCCGAAGTCCGCGATAGTGGTCGAGCGGCAGAACGGGTGCATGGGCGGGTAGTTCGTGCCGGGCTTTTTCTTTGCAAGCTCGAACACCTTGCCGTCCAGAGCCGCGCAGCACTCGCAGGTGCGGCTGTCGAGGGTCGCTACGAACCTGTAACGCTCTATCCCGGCTTCGCCGTACGCCTTTGCCTGCGCAGCGTTCGCGACGTACGCGCTCTCAGTCCGGACGATTCTCCGCGCGCAGAACGCGTTAACTCCGAACTGCTCCTGGAATATCCGCGCGGTCTTTTCGTTGGAGCGCCCGGAAAGCATGCTGACGAGCAGCTCGTTTTTGAGCCTAGCCGTCATGCCGCTTACGTCCTTCCAGATACGCTGTGAGTAATTTCCGCCGCTCCAGTTGGCGCGCAGAATCCGGTCAACGTCCTGCCGGGGGAACTTCGAGAAGCTGAATCCCAGCCCCGTGCCTTTCTGAATGCTGAATATTTCGTGGTAGTAGCTGTCCTCCGCGACATTCCGCAGCGCTGACGTGATGTGCCGGTTCTCGGTCTTGTACAGCTCCCGGCACTGGCGGTTGATATCCCTGTTCAGCTCCTCTATCCGGGTAATGCGGTAGCGGTACGCCCCGGCGCTGTTTATCGCGTTCAGCAGCGCTTCGCGTTTCTCCGGGTCGCCGACCTGCTGTGCCGCTTTCCGGAGCCTCTGGAGCGCCGAACCGTCCCCTCCGGCGGCGTTCAGTATCTTTTTCGCTTCCGCTTCGGAGATGCCGAAAGACTGCATTCCGCGCATGACCGCCTTGACTTCCTTTTCGAGATACGCAGAGGTCTGCTTTATCGCCGCGTTCATCTCGGCGGCGGTTTCCTCGGCGGAACCCATTCGGTCGTACATGTCCTGAGCGGCGCGGCGCTCCCAGTAATCACGGCTGTTCATCGGTCATATCCGGCGGGAGGTTCGGGAAATCGTTCTGCTGCTCCCTGACCTTCTCGGCGGCTCCCTCGGGGTCGTCCACAAAGGGCAGAAGCCCAAGCAGGATCTCCCGCGGAACCATGTCACGCAGCTCGGAAACGAGCTGTGCGACCTCGGTTTCGTTGACCGGCAGCGCCCTGGTGAACTGTATCGAAATATCCCGGCTGCTGATAGCGGCTTTCCCGGTGGTGCTCAGCCAGTTGCAGAGAAGCCGCAGGCGCTCCTTCAAACCCTCCCGGAAGTAGCGCTCCTTGATTTTCGTTATCTGCTCAAATCCGAGGAGCTTATAGCGCATTGCAACGCCGGAAGCGTTCCCACCGAAGTTCTCGTCGCTCATGCAGGGGACGTTCGCGAACTTGTGTATATCCTGCTCCAGCGACTTGCGGAGCACCTCCACGCTGTTCTCGTCGAACTGCCGCGTCAGCCATTCGGCGGAGCTGTCTGCGTCGAGCTCCAGCAGACCGTTCTCCCGGAGCGCCTTGTAGCTTTCGGATTTCTCGTCGTTATCGTCGCCGAGGACTGAACCCTTAATGAGCAGTATCGCCTCGACGAACTGCTCTTTATCGTTCACCCGGTCGCTCTGGAGGACGTTGTACGCGTCGATGAGCGACAGCACCGGCTCGAAATCGCTGCCGCAGGTGGAGTTGTTGTATATCTCGATGAGCGGCACGCCGCCCATTCCGTGAGGTCTGCTCTCAGCCCCGCCCGCAACAGAAAAGCCCGTGTCGGTCGTGAAATGCATGACATTTTCAGTATCGCAGAGATACACGGAATACCCGGTGTCCCGGTTCGTAACGCTGTCGTGGAGCTTGTAATAATACACCCCCGCGACCGGTTTCTGCTGAACAGTATCGTCGTAGATAACGAACGCCTGGCGCGGGTCCGGGGAATACAGCCGGGGCTGTCCGTCCTCGTCGGTGTAGATGAACTCGTACGCCGCGCCGAATATGCTCGCCTTCTGCGCAAGGTCTATGTCTTGCGTGTCGCTGTCAGCGGCTCTCAGAAGCTCCAGGAGCGGCTCTATGCCCTCGCCGGAATACTTCACCGGATTGCCCGCAAAGTAGCCTACGCAGGTGTCCGAGATGTATTTCGCGTGATTGCAGACGAGCTTGTTGTTCGCAAGGACTGAACGCTTCTCACGGCTGCATATCGGGTGCAGTCCCTCGTAGTAGCGCTCCAGCGCGTCGTATCTGGCGTGCGTGTGCAGGGTATGCTCCTTGACGAATTTGCAGGCGGCCTCCGGCGTGACCGGAGTTTCCCGCGATATTGTAAACGGCTTTATCATCAGTAAATGCCCATCTCCTTTCTGTTGCCGATTCTGGCTTTCCTGCGCCCTATGTCGTTTTCAAGGGCGTATCTCACCGCGTCAATCGAGTGGTTATCCTTGTCCGGGAACTCGTCCCGGAAGCCGCCGTTGCCGTCCGGGATAAGCTCATACCCGCAGAACTCGCGCTTCGCGTTCGGGCAGGTCACCGGGTCGATGACTATTTCCGCGAGGTTCTGGAGCCAGGTTATGCCGTGCTCGACTGACCCCGCGCCTTTCTTCACGGCGGTGATTTTCAGCCCCCTGGCGCGGAGTTCGTCGTTGCTGCGCGGGTCGGCGGATTCGGCGTATATCGCGCCGTTCAGCGGATTTTCAGCCCTTATCGCTTCCGCGAGCGGGTCGTACTTTATGCCGTAGCGGTAGATCTCACCGAATATGTACAGCCGCCCCTTTTCGAGGGCGCAGACGACGTATGCGGTCGGGTCGGCGGCGTAGCCCCAGTCCAGACCTCGATGAATATGCGCGAATCCGGCGCGTTCCTCCGGGGAAATTTCCCGCACCGTGATGTTCGGGAACACCTCGCCGCCGGTGCCGGTGACCTCTCCGAGATACTCGTGCGCGTAGGCGGTGGGGTTGTTCCTGCGGAGGTATTCCGCTTCCGCGAGGAACTGCTCCCCGAGCCATTCCGGAGGAACTCCGCGATAATCGCTGTGGTGCACCAGCTTATCCGGCGCGGGGACTGTGACCTCTGCGTTTATCCAGTTGCGCTGGGACTTCGGCGGGTTATAGGTGTAGAACACCGTGAATTTACTGCCGCCGCGCAGCAGCGACTGATTTATCGTGCGTATCTCCTCGATCCCCGCGAACTCGTCCGCTTCCTCGTACCAGACGTACTTTATGTACCCTTTGTGCACCTTCGTAGATTTGAGCTTCTTCGGCTTGTCCGCGCCCCGGAACAGTATCCGCTGTCCGGTGGGAGTGTACACAAGCTCCAGCGGCGACAGCTTCGCCTGCCAGAGGTGGGAAACGCCGAGCTTGTCTATCGCCCAGAGGAGCTGCTCGTATACGCTGTCCTTGAGGTACAGCCCGACTTTGCGGATCACTACGGCGTTCGCCTGCGGATCCTTCATCATGCCGAGGGGTATTTCCGCGCCGACAAACGAGGACTTGGTGGAACCTCTGCCGCCTTTGAGCCAGTAGTGCGTGTGCAGTCCGGCGGCGATATCGCGGTGTATGGGATAAAAAGGCGGCGCGATGATATCCGTCAGATTAGCCATCTGGGATATCGTCCACGATCTGGACTACGCCGCTGCCGGAAACGTTCACCTTGTCGGTAAACAGCCCGAACCGCTTACCGAGAAGCTCGGCGGCTTTCAGGCGCTCGCGCTCGTCCGGGGGCTTCGTGATCGTCCGGGCTTCGGAGCAGCCGTCGCCTACGCTCTCGACAACGACTACGGAAGCTTCGCTCTCCCCGCGCAGCACCGACGTGAGGTACTCCATGACCTCCGCGGCGTCGGCGGTGCGCTCGTTGTGTAGCTGCTCTAGGCGCTCATCAAGGTAGGCTCGAATGCTAACATTTCCTAACAAACGCGCCGAAGCTGCTCCGGCTGCTTTGTCTGATTTCACTGCTGGATATGCGGCTTTATACGCGCGAGTACCGTTCAGATCTATCAGGTATTCGTCGCAGAAGCGCTTCTGCTTTTCAGTCATGGTGGTTCCTCCTTTCGGCATAGAAAAAGCGCCCGGGCGATTGCTTCGGGCGCTTTTCAGTATTTCATGATACTAGTATAGCACATTTTCAGCTATCATTCCATATCATCTTTACGTGCTGGAGCGCCCGCCCGTGCAGGCGGCATATCTGCGGATAGCTGTAATTCATGCGGACGGCGGTTTCGTCGAGGGTCAGCAGGTTGATGTACTTGTACTCCAGCAGCGTGCGCAGGCGCACCTCCGGGACGGTCGCTATCGCCGCGCGTATCTCCCGCTGGAGGTCTATGCTGCGGTCGATGTCCTCGTTTATCTCGCGCTCCAGGTCGACTATCCGGGCGGTTATCTCGCCGATACGGTCGCGGGGCGTTGAACTGTGTGTACCGTCCGAGCTTCCGGAGCTTACCGTCTGGGCTTTCCGGCGAAGCTCCCCGACCTGCTCCAGCTTCGCGTTTATGCTGTCGTTCAGGTCCTTGTACTGCGAGAGGTATTCTTTTGCGGTCATTCAGCCCTCCTGTTCCAAAACTCAGAAATTGTCTTACGTTTGTTTTCTTCGGTATCATTTTCATAAACTTCTACCGCGTACGGCGAAGCGCCGCATTGTTTGCATTCGACCATCATTACATCGAAAGCGGTCCCTTTTAAGTGCGTAGGCGTTCTGTAATATGCCTCGCCCCCGCAGAACGGGCAGGGCTTTAATTCGACTTCAAGCATCTTTACACCCCTCCGCCCACCTGTAAGGGCGCCTTTATTTTTGAGGATAACGGCATAAGTATGCCAAGCACCGTTTTCCTTGCGTCGGGATTTCCACATTCAATGCAAAACGGAATGTCATAGATGTGTATTTTGTTGTTCCCCTGCACGTCTGCGCAGGTATGTTCAAGCATGGAGTTAAGCGTGTTTCTCTGCTCAACAGTAAGCTCAATTCCTGCTCTCTTTTCAAATTCCGTGATTGATAAATCACCTAAATAAATTGCCATAATCGGTTAACCCCTTTCATTATTTCGTGTTAGGCCTCCATCTTAGCACCGCAGTTCGGGCAGTATTTGTAATACGGCAGGAGCTTCTCGTTTATCGGTCCGTGCCTGTCACCGCATACGGAGCATTCGCAGCCGTTCCAACTGCCATGCACTACCGGTGCAACGTCGGCGGCAGGCTCATAGTCAATAACCTGGTCGATTGTCGCGGCGATAAACATCGGGCAATTTTCGTCGGAGCATACGTCCATTAACACCTTTCTTATGCTTTCGCGATTTATGTATTCACTCATTCCTGTTTACCACCTTTCAAACCAAAATTTTACGTCCGTTCTAGAGCGTACTATCATTCCAAACCTGACTAGGTTGCGGAAAGTTGCGCTGTATTTCATCTGTGTGTCATAGGCTCGTTCAATGATTTCCCTGAACCTCTCTACCGTGTACGTGGACTTGTAATGATTGCAAGCCCGGCACGCCGGATAGAGGTTTGCGATATCATCAGCACCGCCGAGGTGCAACGGGACAACATGGTCTGCCTGCATTTCTTTGATTGTGATTTCGCAGCCGCAATAAGCACAGCGACCGCCGAATTTCTCATAGATCTGCTGCCGCTCAGAGGTGGTAAGTTTTCTACGCTCACTCATTCCCGCTCACCTCCACATAGCACCACGATTGAGGCGGTCGTTTCAGCGGTCGTAAAGGATAGCTGCTATTTGTGCAATCCATATCACGCTCATGCTGATTAACCATGTCGTACTTCCAAAACTCGCAATTGGGGCAATCTTCGTCACAAAGGGCGCCAAACTCGCTAAGAGCTTTCGGCTTTTTGTAAATTTTCAGATTGGAGATATGCCAACCCCAAAACGTCTTGCAGAATCCCTCGCCGATGTACGCCTTAACGTCATCGAACGTCATGCGGCACGAATGTAAGAATTCACAGTCATCGGGATTATCAGCTTCGTTTGATGTGAGAATCTCGAAATCTCTGCGATCATCGTCATCGGGGAAATCATCATCGCGAAATATCTGCCGAATATCCTGGTAAACATTATCTTCCTTGCAAAACTCAGCTTCATACTCGGAGATACTGTCGCAGATAAATTCTCCAATGACTTTCTGCTCGCAAGGGTTTGAATACTTCGAACTTGTTTTGATGAATACCGGTTTTCCGTGGTAAATCACGCCGTAGTTTTCATCGCCATCTTTCATTACATCCATCAACTGGTCTTTGCTCTTCGATTGGTATATGTAACACTTGAACGGTGTTTCAATCTTTGGTCTGGTCTTGCGTACTTCAATGGTTTTCTTACCGTTTGCGATAAGCCCACACCATTTTGGCTGTATGCTCAGCAGTATTGCTTTTTCTTTCATCACTGTTCACCTCCAGCAGTTCCGGGTTGTCGTAGATCCCACGCATTTATATCCTCCAATCTGACCCGCAAGTGCGGGACTTCTCCGTAAAGCTTGACAACACGAGCGTCACAAACGCACTTATCATCGTCGTAAGCCACGCCGTTCAGCGCGTCGCAGACGAGCTTTCCTATGTTGTCCCAGTCTGGTTTCTTGGTCGGACGAATCTTCCCGCTGAGCATATCAGCCCGGCGATACTTCGGAGTGCTTTTCGGAATACCCATCACTGCGATTATCGTGATTCTGATTTCCGAATCCTCCGGGAACTTATGTCCTCCCGCTTTGCGGTACGCCCACTGAATAAGCTGTTCGTGAAGCTTAGTTTCCTTCGGAGTGTATGTAGTGCCGGAGACACGGCTGTGTCTCGGCCTCTGCTTTCCGAACGGTTCTCCTGGGACCGTGAATTCTATCTGCATTCTATCCCTCCTCCGAATACTGCTCCTGCAATTCACGCAAGATATCTTCCTGATCTATGCTGCTGTTCACCTCTGGAACTCCGTCGGCGATCAGCCACTCGGCTATTCTCGCGTAGGAGATACCTCCAGATATTCCTTTGCGCTGCTGCCAGTTCTGATATTTCTGCTCATACAAGGCAACAGCCTTCTCCCCGTATTTGCGCACAAGCTGTTCGCGAGAGGGAGAGGAGGCAGGCGGCGCAGCCGTCCTGCTTTCCCTTTCTTTTAATTTCATTTCATTTCTTTTCTTTTCATTTAGGGAAGAAATATCGCCGTTTTTTCCGGAGTTTTCGTTGCTTTTTCCGGAAATATCAGCGTTTTTTCCGGAATTGCCTATATCTGAATCATCGAGAGGAATAATTACATACTCTAAGACAGGAAAAATATCCTTACGTTTCAACGACTTTGCCGCTTTCAGATATCTCTTCTGGATTCCGCGAGAAGTCAGTATTCCGTATTTGGTATACATTTCCTTGTCGAACAGCGATTCATGATTTTTGGATTCTCTGAGCGCAGCGGCAACAACCTCACGAACAACATCAACACCCACAAACGCCTCACGGTTTGCAAACCTTGACGCCACCCTGTCGTTCCACTCGCAATAGTATCCGTGTATACCATAAATCTTTTGAAAGAGCTTGATTATGATACCAAGCCCTTTCATACCGAACATATCTTCTATTTCCTCAAGCTTATCATCAAACCGGCAATCCAGAGAGAAGTACGGTATACCCTCTGTCATGCATGCCCTCCTATCTATCAGAACGGATACGGGTCGCTGCCTACGCCCGAGAAATCAGCCGCCGGAGCTTCCGAAGAAGCATTCTGCGCTGCCTGAGGAGCAGCCGGAACCGTATCGGCGGCAGGAGCATTCCCGGACTTCTCGCCCGTGAAGCTTACGCGCTCGGCGTTTATCTCGTACCATGTGGACTGGTTCCCGGACTTGTCCGTGTACTGCCGGGTCTGCATTTCGCCCTCTACGAGTATCATACGCCCCTTGCCGAAGTACTTATTGACAAGCTCCCCGGTGGAGCGCCATGCCACCACGTTGAAAAAATCCGTCTTGCGTTCCTCGCCCTTCTGCTGGAACCGTCTGTCAACGGCTATCCGGAACGAGCAGACATTCGTGCCGTTCGGGGTCGTTTTCAGTTCCGGGTCGGAACATATGCGCCCCATCATTATCACTTTGTTGTACATTTCCATGCACTCCTTTCGCTTATATTTTCCGCCGCGCGGGACTGCAAATTACTGCAAATCTGCGGGGCTTTCCTCCAACTCGTCCGGCGAATCGCTGTCTACGATTATCTCAGGATCATCCGCAGGCTCACCGGGGATCTTTCCGGGCGCCGCCTCATCGGACAGAGCGCTGCTCATCTCAATGGACATGATCCCGTAGTGCGAGAGCAGATTCCGCAGCACTGTCTTTATAGCCATTTCGTCGAAGTTGTCGCGCCATATCGCGCTCCCTTTCTGGAAAGCCTTGCTGTACTTCTTTACATGCTCGGTCAGCTTTTCGCGGCTCCAGTAGTAGGTCTTGCTGAATCCGTTCAGCGTTTCGATATACGCGAAGTAGCCTATGATCTTATCGGACACACGCTCGCCGGATATATCCACCGCGCCGGTCAGCTTGTCCTCGCTTTTCAGCTCGCCTTCGTATACCTTTCCGGCGTTGATATAGCGATACTCGCCTGTCCTCATCGCAAGCTGTATGTATCCTTTGTAGCCGAGCTGGAACTGCGGCTTCGGAACACCGTGGTCCTTGTACGGAATGATGTAAGCGAATCCGAGCTGCTTCTCGACAGGGAGCTTGAGCGCCGCCGCTTTCAGCGCCTCCGCAAGCACTGCTCTGGGTTCGCACTGCTGGAGCAGCGTATCGTTGTTGAACAGATTCATTACAGACGCGGCGAAAGCTCCGGCGTTCTTGTCGAGCGTGCTTTTGAGGGTCTGCTGAATCGCTCCGTTGTTCAGCAGGCTGTTGAGCATCTGTGCCGGAGTAGCCTTTGCTGGGGCTTCCTGCGGCTTTGTCTGAGCCGCGGCGGCGATAACGCCGTTTGTGTTGGTCGTAGTGGTCATGATTCTTTCCTTTCCGATATCTTGAATATCATCGCTTTGGTTTCCTTAAGGTATTCTGAGTAGATGTCCGGGCGCTCTGCCTTGAGGCGCTTGCTGTCTACAGTAGATCGGCTCTGCGGCTTGTATGAGATGTGCCAGTCAACTGTCAGGCCATCTGTATTGCCATCGAGAGCTGTCTGGAGTTTCTGTTTGAGAGCCTTTTCCCGGGTTTCGAGTTCCTTTTTCTGAGCCATCACGGCTGCAAGCTCGGCAGCTTCGTCGTTCTGCTCAAACATAGCGATAGCGTTGTCCTGCCAGTCAGGGTACAGAGCTTTCAGAGTGCGTTCGGCGCTTTCGGAGCCGTCCGGTTCAGGGCGGATATCCGGTTTTATACAGTCGTTCCAGAATGCTATTTCGGATCTCAGCAGCGCCGCGCACTCGCTATCGTTCCGCTCGATGGTGAACCAACGGAACCTTTGCCCGCCGATGAGTACCGCAAGATACATGCGGTCGTACCCCATGACGTTCATGTAATGGCAGCACTGGCAGTAATAGTACAGCGGGATCTCGCCGCTGTCGAAATCAGCTTTGGCGAACGCTGATGTTGTCTTGCACTCCAGTCCGGCATTCTCGCCAATGATCTCACGGTCGACGTTCGCGGTTATGAAGTCGTATTCATCGTGCTGGAATATGTAGTTGCGGCGGCGGACCTTCTTTCCGGCAGCCTCGCAGAACCGTTCTGCAACGTACTGCTCCAGATCGCGCCCGGTGCGCATTGCCTCGTTGTCCTCGGTTTCCGGCATGCGCCCGGTCTTGTCCGCCCAGAGCTCGATCTTCGAGCGGTACGGGGTCAGCCCCATTACGACCGCCGCGTCAGAGCCTCCGAGCCCTGTCCTGCGGTATTCCAGCCATTCCTCGCGGGTGATGTCTGTGGTTTTTACTAGCTTTCTAGGCATTACTGTTCCTCCTCTGGTTCGTCGGCGCTGAGCCACGCTTCCTCGCAGAAGCAGTCATAGCAAAGCTGCTTCCCGTCAAGGAATCTCAGCTCGTCCCGGTCGTATTCTCGCTCGCACTCGTCGCAGTACCACACCGGCACATTTCTGTTCGGGCAGGAACTGCCCATACACGGTGCCCCATCAGGGCAGCCTACGCAATGATCTTCAATTCTTAGCATGTTACTTCTCCTTTATGGTCGATAAAATGTCCTGGAGTATCTTCTCGCGCTCCTCCGGCGATTTCTCGCCGGCGTCTGTGAAATGGGTCATGATTTATCCCTCCATAAATAATTATTCATCAGCACGGACCGCCGTCCGCGCCCTTGAAAGCTCCCGCCGGGTACTGCCAATCTTCCGCGTAGACATCATCAACGGAGAATTCGCCGGATAGAAGCTGCTGGATTGCTCTAGGATTGTCCCGGCAGACGCAGCTTTCCGCGTCCCCAATGTACTCGTCAAGATTTTTCTTGTTATCAAGGGTGAAATTAAGTTCAATTTCCGCTTGTCTGAACTGCTCGTACCAGTCTGGGAACAACTCCCGGATTCCAGCCCAGTGCTTCGGCAGACCGAATATGCACATCGCGCAGGAGCAGCGGTTCCAGCCTGCGAAATAACATGGGTGCGGAGTTATGCGCCAGCGCTTGATGATGTCCCATATTTCCGCTTCCGACCAGTCAATGACCGCTCGCCATGTATGTACAAGGCGCTTTGCCTTTGCGGTTGCGTTAGTAGGGTGCAGTTCAATTTCGTTGTATTTGCTCCGCCCCTTGCTTTCTTCGCGCCGCTCGCCGGATACCACCAACAGCTTCACGTCCTGCCTTGTCTGTTCAAGGCTGCTTGTTACGCCGTTCTGCACAGAGGCTTTCAGACTGCCGGAACACCAACGCCCAGACTGACAGCTCCCTTTAGCCGGGAACTTCATACGGCTGCCTATGCTCTCTATTTCGCGGATAACGCTTTCGCCGACTACTCGCTTGAGGTTCGGGGAGCAGTACCGCCCGTTTGCTATTCCGGATTTCGCGGGGAACTTGTTGCATTCCCCGATTTCCCTGAGCTGGTCGGTTTCGAGATTTCGGATAACGCCCTCGCCGACCATGATTTTCAGATACGAGCTGCACCAGCGCTGCGCAAGGTTTGCGGATTTTGCCGGGAATTTCCCGCACTTGCCGTAGCTTTCAAGCTCGGCGCTCCCGCCCTCGTCCATGAGCCTGCCTTTCAGCTCCAGCGTTCGTTTTTGGCGGTCAGAGAGCCTGCACATGGCAATTTCGCCGCCGTTCTCATAAAGGATAGGATTGCTTGCCCCTATGCGGTAGACTTCGCTCCAGAAGCCTCCTATGCGCCAGCTAACGCGCAGCCTGATTCCGAGATATTCCGCAACAGCCCGGCAGTAATTCTGCGTAGGGAGCCAGTCCATGTGCAAGTTCGGCTCGCCGCCGTCAATATCATGGTGCCAGAGTTCGATTTTCTCTTTCGGAACGCCCATCTCCAGAAGTCGGAGAACACACGCGAGGCTGTCCTTCCCGCCCGAGAAAAGCACGATAATCATGTCGTAATCTTCAAGAGGGAGAAGCTGTTCAAGGTAGATTTCCTTGTTGTGCGGGGTGTCCTGTTTGCCATCAATAGCGGGGCGGTAGCTTATGCCTTTACCGTATATTTTCACTTGAATTCTGCCTCCCTGCACATCTCCGGCAGATTAGCCCGAACCAGCGCCGCCGGGACTGGCGGTGTGACCGCGTTTCCGCACCGGGCTGTCTGCTTTGATTTCGGATATGGTCTGCCGCTGTCGTCATGGTCAATTATGTAATTTTCCGGGAAGCCCTGCGCATTGAACAGCTCACGCGGCTGGAGCATGCGCATTTTTATGTCCGTGATGATGTATTCTTCGCCGTGTATCGTCACCAGGGCAAAGCGGTCTTTTGTGGTGACGGTGTCCAGCGGGCTGTCTACCGGCTTTGGCGTTCCGTTGGAGAAATACTTCACGAGGAACGCCTGTACTTCTGCGTGGTGCGACCCTCCCGCCGTTATCGTTGCCAGCGGTTCGTCTGCCGGCTGACCATCCATGTTGTTCCGCAAGGTCAGAATATGCGCCGTTATAAGGCTGTTGTGGTCGTGCGCGGTAACTGTATCTAAAGGTTTATCCGCGCCGCTCCCGGCTCCCTGATAATTCCCGCCGTAATTCTTCATGATGTGAGCGACCGACAGCGCGTATCTCGGCGAGGTATCTACTGTCATTAGTGGTTCGCTCAGTTCCTGCCCTCGCACTTCGTCGTTCGCCGTTTCGCTGTGATACTGTATCAGCGACGGAGCGACGAGGTAATGCTTTCCGCTTGTGACGACTGTTCCTAGCGGTTCATCAGCTCTGTTTACCCTCGGTACCTGCCCTTCACGCTCGCCATATCCGATGGGGACGATAGAGGGCGCAATCATGTAATTGCGGTTTCCGGTCGTGACTGTAGGCAAAGGCGTATCGACAGCCGCGCCGGCATTCCCGGTATTGTTGCACATGATTGTCGGAGTGACTACGCCGTATCCATTCTTGGCTGTAATGGTTCCAAGCGGTTCGTCCGCCTTTTGTCCCCGGAAGCCCTCGCCGGAATGATTGACCGTCACGATGAACGGCTCGGGGTTGTTAATGACAAACTTCTCAATGCCACGCGCTATGCGCCGGAGCGTGTTTTCCGCAAGCGGCTTGCCCCGCTCGAAAATGCTCTGTGCAGGTATACTCCAGTCGATACACTCGGCGGCGGTGTGATATGGCTTCAAGCCCTTGCCGTTTCCGTGAGTGGGCGGCGGGAATACAATGGGCTCCCCGTCGCACCGGGCTATCAGATAAAACCGCGTTCTCGTCGTCGGCGCTCCGTAATCGCAGGAGCGGAGTATCTTGTATTCCGCATTGTATCCAAGACCCTGTTCGAGCCGGGCTGCTTCGGGGCTGTCCTTGCTGATTTCCAGCGTTGCGCACATCTCATCAAAAGCCGGGTGTTCGTGCGGAATTCCTGTTGTGAGCGCTTTTATGAAGCCGTCAAAGGTTTCTCCAGCGCGTTCCTTTATGGGCTTGTTATCAGCCCCGAGGGGACCCCAGGTGCGTATCTCCGGGACGTTCTCCAGCATGATGACGCGCGGACGGACTTTCAGCGCCCAGCGTATCGTTACCCACGCCAGCCCGCGAATGTTCTTGTCAACGGGCTTCCCGCCCTTTGCTCTGCTGAAATGCGTGCAGTCCGGGGAGAACCACGCCAGCCCTACCGGATTTCCGGCGCAGGCTTCCGACGGGTCTACCTGCCAGACGTCCTCGCAGTAATGCCGCGTGTGCGGGTGGTTTGCGCGGTGCATTGCGATGGCGTCGGGGTCGTGGTTTATTGCGATGTCTACGCTCCGTCCTGTCGCCATTTCTATGCCCGTGGAAGCTCCGCCGCCTCCGGCGAAATTATCTATTATCAGTTCCACTTGACTTTTCCTTTCGCTCATGGTATAATGAGCATGTGAATTATTTTGTTTGCCGCTTCCCGAATTGCCGTTCAGGAGCGGTTTTTCTTTTTCTTTACCCAGTTAGACTTCAACCTGCTCGAAGCCCACAGCGGGTAGCCGCTTTCCTGCGTGCATTCGGTGTATGAGTGCTTCGCAGGGCAGTCGTTCTTGTAGGCGCAGGTGCCGCAGTTGACCGGGTCACTGTCTGCCTTGTCTATCGTTGCTCTGTTGTACGGCATGGCTTGTCCTCCTTTCCGTCGATTTCTTCGGGAGGAATGCTCCCTTGAACGACCACACCATCACTACGCACATCAGAGCTACGAAGATGTCAGCGCCGTTCATGGAGTAGCTCCAGCCGTTCAGTGCGGATACTATCCAGCGCAGGTGGAAGCCCACCAGGGCGGCTATCAAATAGGGTATGTACTTCTTCATGCCTCGCCCTCCTCCGCAAATTTGAAAATCACGTCCAGGAGCACCGGCTCGTCAACCCTGCCATCGCGTACGATAACGTACCTCTTTCCGTCCTTGTAGATCGCAGCATAACGGATTTCAGAGCTTCCTGTCTCGACTTCTGTGTCTGCGCCAAACCACCGGAGCAGTTTGAGGGTTTTGCGGAACGCATTCACATAACCGTCAGCCTGGTCAAACCAGTTGTGCATTTTGGCTATGCGGGCGAAATTAACCGAGCTTATAAGCTCTGCATAAAATTCGGCAGCCATGTTTTTGTCAAAGTTTATTTCGTATTTCATGCCTTGTTTCCCTCCTTATCAAGAATCAGCACCATCTCGCCGTAGCTGACGTGCCGCTCTGCTGCGAGTGCTATGACCTGCGAAATAGTGAGCACGCCCTCCGGCTTTGTGCTCGGCTGTCTGCGCTTCGGGCGCTTCTTATAGAGCCGGTCGTACTCGCGGCAGTGGTCGCACTTGGTGAACTTGTTGCTGGCTGAAAGCTGGATTTTGCAGTCAACGCACCTGTGCTCCGCCTTGAGTTTTGCGTAGCGTTCTGCGTAGGTCATGACTATGCCTCCATAGCTTTCAGCTTCTTAAATCTGCGTTCCAGGTCTGTGATGTTAAGCCCCCAGGCTTCGTAGGCTATCTCCGTGTTCACGCGCTGAGCATTCCAGACCGGAGTGTTTCGCTCGGTCATTATCGCCAGAGCCTTGTTTTTCAGGCTCTTGATGGTCGCGGGCGCGAGCTTCCCGAAAAGCTCCCTGATATCGCTGTTGGAAAGCTCGATTCGCTCGTAGTACAGCCGTATCGCAGTTTCCAGAGATGTTATCTGCGGTACGCGGACTGTCGCTGCTGTTGATGGCATTGTGATTACCTCCCTAAAAATTCCTCGATAGTCACACCGAATAAAAGCTATCCTCGTGCGCTATCTGCGTGCCATTAGGCAAAAAATAGTCAACGACCTCTCTTATGGGGTCGTTTTCTGTTCCTGCCCCTGCAGTGCTTCTTACTCTGATTACCGATATTAACTCCGCTGATACCGTTTCCACCTCTCTTACCCCCTTTCGTTGGTATTAGGTATTCCTCCTTATCTGCTGTGAGCGACCAGCGCCGCTCCCTTGATCATGTAGTAGATTTCCTGCCTGATCTCGGGCGGGAGCCGCATGAGCATTCCGCAGGTCTTGAGCAGATCTTCCGGCTTATCCGTCATGGATTCGCAGATTTCGAGGAGCTGCTCCTTTGTAAGCTTCTTTTCTGACATATGCGTCACCTCCTTGTGCTCGCCCGGGGTTGTGACCGGGCTTTCGCCCACACGTTTTCAAAACTCGTTTCGTTCGTTTTGCGTTTACATTATACACCCGAAACGGGCATTTTGTCAAGATATTCCGATGTAAAAAAATGAACAAATTGAGTTAAACGTTTTTGTGTATTATTTCACTTGAAATATACCCGTTTCGGGTGTATAATATATAACGTAAGGAGGTGATAAACTTGAAGCTTAAAGAATTAAGGAAAACCAAAGGCGTATCACAGGAACAAGTTGCGAGCGCTCTCGGCATAACGTTCCGAGCCTATCAGAATTACGAGTATGGGCAGCGTGAACCGAATATCGAAATGCTCAACAAAATGGCTGATTATTTCGGGACATCGATTGACTATCTACTCGGTCGTGACACAAGCGAAAAACCAGTAATTGACCTTCTCGCCGCTCAGTTCGACATGAGCGCGCTGGAGCAGGAGATCATCAAAGGCTATCTCGATCTTCCGGAGAACATGCGCGACAACCTGATGGACTTCCTTGAAAGGGCAGTCCGAAAGGTTCAGGCAGGATCTATTCCAACGCCTATGATCGCCCGAAGCTCCGACGACCGGCCGCCCGGAGTCATGATGCTGACGCCGGAGCAGAAAAAGCGCCTGGACGAAGCTCCGGACGAAACGCAGAACCCCGACAATGACATCTGATAAAGCGCTATAATTCGACTTCCACAGGGTACAATATCCTGTGGAGGTGAATTATTATAGATTCCTATAAGCTTTATAAAGATGCACGCGACGCGTCGTGGAACTGCCTTATACGCACCGGAACGTCGGCAATGCCGGTTAAGGTCCTGAAAGTGGCGGCGTTCTATGGTATCAAAGTCGTGAAAAACAGCAGCATTCAGGTGCTGGACCCAAAAATCTCCGGCTGTACGCTGCTCGACAGCGCGGGGAACTGGCAGATAGTGTATCGAGATGAAGAAGTCCGGGGGCGCACGCGCTTCACGGTCGCTCATGAACTCGGGCATATCCTGCTCGGGCATGAGCTGGCGCCGGACAAATCCGGACATTTTCGGACAGCTTCGGACAGGCGCGAACCCGCGGAGACCCAGGCGGACGAATTCGCGGCGAGGCTTCTCGCTCCTGCCTGCGTGCTCTGGGGACTGGAAGCCTACGAACCGGAGGAAATAGCCCGTATCTGTGATATCTCAGCGGAAGCCGCAGGGTACCGTGCCAAGCGCATGAAAGAGCTGCGAGGGCGCGGGAAGTTTCTCACATCGCCGTTAGAGCGGCAGGTGTTCGAGGCTTTCAAGCCGTGGATCGAGCAGCAAAAAAGCCGCCCTGAATAAGGGCGGTATTACATAGTTTGAAAGGTGATTAATATGGTATTAGGATTATTGTCATTATTAATAGGTATAGGACTTGTTATTGCCGCACTGTCAGGAGCTGGAACTATAGCGGCGCTTATCGGCGCAATATTCGTCATAATAGGAATAATTCTGTTATGCACCAAGTGCACAGGTGTTGTTGCAGCGCCTCCCGGAAAGCAGGTTATATCCGCATTCCCTTGCACTCACCTTTCAGGGCTGCCTCTTGGCGAAGTGCAGTGCTATGCCCGCGCATACGATACCAGGATAGTTTTCAAAAAGGAACAGAGTACATTTGAGTTGCCGTATGAAAAGATAGTTTCCGCCGAGCTTACCGAAAAAAACAAACTGGTAGGCGCTTCTGCTGGTTCGGCAATTGCAGGCGCTGTAATGTTTGGCGCTCTGGGCGCCATCATTGCCTCGCGCCCCAAGAACAAAAAAGAAAATATACTGATAATAACCTATGTTTCTGGCGATGAAAACAAAACAATAGTCGCTGCGGTTGACATCTCTGAATGGGGTGCCGCGAACAAAGCGGTAAACGCTATGAAGAAAAATATAACAGTATCCCAGAATGTTGTACTTTGAGGAGGCGCGAACATCATGTTTAAAGACGATTTCCACACATTCCGGAACAAAGTACAGCAATATTCCGACAAGTTCGACACCATGACCGAGGAAGCCACGAAGAATGCAATAATCATGCCGTTTCTCGTTCTGCTCGGCTATGATGTGTTCGACCCGGAAGAAATAATCCCGGAGTACACCTGTGATGTCGCCGGAAAGAAAGGCGAGAAGATAGACTATGTTATCCTGCACGATGGAGAGCCCACGGTCCTCATCGAAGCCAAACGCGCCGGGTTGAAACTCCAGAAACAGCAGCAGGGACAGCTCTATCGGTACTTCTCAACGAACCGCTGCCGCCTTGCTGTCCTTACAAATGGAATTACATACAGCTTTTTCAGCGACATTAACGCCCCGAACGTTATGGACGATGAGCCTTTCCTCTCTTTCAACATTCTTGAAGATGACGAAGAACTGTTTCTTTCGTCTCTGGAGCAGTTCCATAAATCAGTTTTCAACGTCAAGGACATACTCACAAAGGCTGTATTTCTGAAATACCTCAAGGTAGTTGAACAAACGCTCCGCAGTGACCTTATCAACCCCAGCGACGAGCTGGTCAAGTATTTTCTTTCCCGCCCGGAAATAAAGACCGGAAATCGCATTACCGCGCAGATGATAGACAAGCACCGCGCAGCTACCAGAGAAGCCATGCTGAAAGTTATGGGCGCAGTGATATCTGTGAACACCGCTGCGCCTGAGCAGGCTCCGCAGACTGACACCGGACTGAACGATATCATCAGCAGTCTACCTGCGGGAAATGAGTACCGCGCTTCTGATGTCTACGGCGTGACGAATATTCAGGTGATTCGGGACGGGAGGGTCATAGGCAGGCTCAGAGTTTCCACATATCATGGCAAACCGAGATATGACTACACAGAGCTCGGAGGTAGCGGGAAACTGCATTTTCTCACCGACGCAGATGAATGCGAAAAATATCTTGATCTAGCTACTGTATAAAAAAACTCCCCCTGCCCGAAAGGACAGGGGGAGCCTACTAGAAAGGAGAAAACCATGCCAGTAAACAAAACCGGCGTTAAAAAGAACGGCTTGCAGCAGTACCGAGTTCGTGTGAACTACACCGACGCAGCGGGAAAAAACCACCAGATAGAGCGCACCGCCTACGGACTAGCGGAAGCGAACGCGCTGGAGCAGTCCCTGATAGCCGAGTACAAGGATAAGAAGCAGACCGTTTCGCGCATGACCGTCCAGCAGCTCTACGACGAGTACGAGGTCTACCACAGCCACGAAACACGCAAGACCTCCCACGACAGCGCGATGAAGAACCTACGGCTCCGGGTAATGCCGACTATGGCAGGATATCGCCTTGACAGGCTCTCGCAGCCGGTCCTCGCGAAGTGGAAGAACGACATCGCCGCCAACGAAAAGCTGTCCATAACCACGAAGCAGAACGCATACGCGGCGTTCGTAGCTATGCTGAACTACGCCGTGAAAATGGAGTACCTTGTGCGGAATCCCCTGAGCGCCCTCGGGAACTTCAAGGCTCCCGACACGATTGAAAAGCCTGCGGACAAGCTGCACTACTACACCTCGGAGCAGTTCCGGGTGTACATCGCTGAAGCAAAGAAAAACGCCCGGACCGTTACGGACTGGGCGTACTACGTATTCTTTTGTATCGCGTTCTACACCGGGGCGCGCAAGGGTGAGATAAACGCCCTGAAATGGTCGGACATTGACGGGAATATCCTGCACATACGCCGGAGCATTTCGCAGAAGCTCAAGGGCGGCGATGTCGAGGGCCCTCCGAAGAACAAGTCCAGCTACCGCGATCTCCAAATTCCCGCGCCGCTGATGAAGATTCTCGCCGAGCATAAACGCCGCCAGCAGGAATCCTCCCGGCTGTTCAGCGAGGACTACCGCGTGTGCGGCGGCGAAGCTCCCCTCCGGGACACTTCCATCGAGAATCATAACAAGATTTTTGCAAAAGCCGCCGGGCTTCCTCATATTCGCATTCACGACTTCCGGCACACTCACGCTTCCCTACTCGTCAACGAGGGGATAAACATTCAGGAGATCGCGCGCAGGCTCGGACACTCCGACGTGCAGATGACCTGGAACACATACAGCCACCTTTACCCCCGGGAGGAGGAACGCGCCGTCGCTATCCTCGACAAGATCTCCCCGGATTAATTTTTTTTGCTGTTTTTCGGGGATTTTTCGGGGATAAAAATAAAAGAACCGCACAGCAATGCGGTTCTTTCGCTATATGGCGGAGAGGAAGGGATTCGAACCCTTGTGGAGTTGCCCCCAAACGGTTTTCAAGACCGCCTCGTTATGACCACTTCGATACCTCTCCAAAAAAAATGGAGCTGCTAATCGGAGTCGAACCGATGACCTCATCCTTACCAAGGATGTGCTCTACCAACTGAGCCATAGCAGCATCTCATTTTTTTATTCCATCAGGTTTTTAAGTTTTTATCTCTTGTCCCTGACGACTATATTATTATAGCACGAGAAGTCTAATTTGTCAATACTTTTTTCAAAAAAAAATAAAAAAAATTATATTTTTTATTTACAGACCATAAATCGTATTATAAAGCCATTTGTCGAGCTTTAGTTCACAGCTGGGAACAAAATAATCTATTTTCACTACAGAACAGCAGTGCAATGGAATAAATATTCACTTTGCTACGCTTCGTGGATATTTATGCCATTGCACTGCTGCTCAAAAATTTCGAGTAAAATGTGTAAAGCTAACTCCTGCTTACCAAATACGGCGGCAGTATCAGCAACACTTACGAAACGCTTAAAAACCGCACCGAACTTGTGGACGGTTTCTGCAAGTGGAATAATGATGTGCCGTTAGGCTGCCGTCCAAAGCTGATGGAATACAGCGGCTCATGCGAGGATTTGGCGGCGGCGCTCAAACCTACTCTGAAAGAGCGATTACAGCAGGCAGAGAATAACTGCCGTGTATTACGGTCAAAGATTGACGAGGTGAACGATATTTTTCGGAATAATCCCGACCTCGCACAGATGTATGTCCAAAGGCGCACCGAACACCGCCGTGCCAAAGACATAATGCCAAAGGCGAAGCCGCCGCACAGATAATCCTTACATACTTAATCGCACTTGGCGAAATTTCCGGGCAGATTTCAATGTCGAACAGCTTGAAATCCGCTTCAATCTGGAGGACGAATATCTCGCTAATGCCTTATCAATAAGGAAAAAGGTATTCAGCCTCCGATTTATCGCGCAGAGGTCTGTCAGCCAAAAACACATCGGGGCGAACATTATTCTATCTCATCCTCTGCTTTCTTAATTCTAACCGCAAGATACTCTCTTGTGGGCAAATCAATTCTGAAACGTCTCTTAAAACTTCCGACATTCTCAACCGTCATGTTCCATGTGTCTATAATTTCGACGGTGTATATATTATTATCGTCAATATTATAATATCTGAATCCCGGACGCGAAATCCCGTAATAAAACAGGTGATAACCGGTTTCATCAGCTAGATTTTCATCTTCCGGAACCACACATATCTCGTCCCATTCCATGTTTTTGGGTCGCAATCCGCCGTCCGGAGCTTCCTCAAGTATTTTTCGCATAAAAGCTATTCTTTCAGGGCTGTCACCTTTAAGCTCTCCGCCATGAGACCACCATATCGCCTTATCGTCTATGTAGGTTTCGCCATGACCACCGTAGCCGCCGCGGCAAAGTGCTTCCCAGAACCTCCGAACAAGCTCCTGCGGCGAAATATTCCCCCACGCATACTGAATATTTCCCTCGTATAGCATTTCGTCAAT